GGGGTGAATGTTCCTACGTTGGAGTTGCTTGAGTAAGCACCACCACCGAGACCGCCGTTAGTTGCAGCGGTACCACCCGATAAGCCTGTTACAGCCATGATTATTCCTTAGGGGTTGTGTGATTGATTACGAATCTGCGCCGTAAATCATTTCCATTAATTCTTCGGCACTCTGAGCATTGTTAATGCGTGAAAAAATATCATTAACATCGTCAGGAGAAAGAGCAGAGCCTGTTACAGCATCAATTTGTCGTAGCGTAGATAGATTTTCTTGGTCTACCATAGGCTTCTGAACTTGTGGCTGAACTCCAAAGACCTCACCGTATTCATCCAACCATTTGCTAATTGATTCTGGATCATTAGCAACATCTGCTGGAATAAATGTAGCAATCTTAGGATTAACTCCTCTTTCATTTAGAACGGAACTGACGACAGACTGACGTTGAAAGTTACGTAAACCATCTAATTCAGCTTCTAGTTCCTTGATACGCTTAGACTTAGCGCGATCAGCTTTACGTAGATTTTGTAACCCACCAGTCTGATCATCTTCTTCCAAGAAGTCGTCGTCTTCGTACCATTCATTGTTGTTACTCATCGTAACTATCTCCCTTATTCATTAGTTGAGCGCAGACCACAAAGCTATACGGGGAATATAGCTTGGCTTCCACTACCAGTCTGTTACATCGTTGGGGCTGGTAGATCCAACGAGAGTTTATACTTGAGTCTTGCGACCCAATGAGCCAGTTTTAATACCTGAAGTTCCACCAAACTCTGCACGAGCTTGAGATGCTAAACGCTTAGTGCGCTTACTGGTTTGACCAAGAAGATTTTCTTGTTCAAGTTCTTTTTGTAAACCTTCTGTGCTGGTTTCACCAAACATGCGAGATGCTTGTTCATAACCAGTCTTTTGTTCTGCAACTTTAGATAGACCAACACGAGCTTTAGTGCGATCAAGTCCTTGACTTTGAAGAAAACTAGCACCAAGAGTAGATTGAATACCAGTTTCGGTTTCAGCTGCTTTAATTTCTGCCACATCAATTTTAGTCTTAAGAAATTCAGATCCCTCTGTACCAAGCAAAAGACTTGTAGCTAATTCATTATCGGTTACACCTGGATACATGCGCTTAAGTTCATCAACAAGTGCTTTATCGCCAGAGTCAACTGCTTTAGTTACACGAGTGTAAGCAGTTTCAAAACGATTAGCTAGTTCAACACTAGATACATCACCAGCAATAAACTTTTCATAATTGCTACGAGTAGCTAAACTACCTGCACCATATGCTGCAAGAGTTTGAGCATATGCATTTTCTTGTTGAAGGTATGTTGCTTCAGAAAGAAAATTTTTACCAGCAGCTAAACGATCAAAGTTGCCCTTAAACCTTTTTCTGTAAGGCTCTGACTTACGCAAGTCTTCATAAACAAGAGCATCATTACCTACATTTTCTTGAAATGATTTGGTAATAACATCTGCTAATTCTGGCATTCCACTGTCAATAAATAATTGACGTAATTCATCCCAACCAGACATATTAGAATCCCATTCTAGTTAGAAAATCTCGACCAGTAGATATAAGTTTATTTTTATTTTTCATTACATCTGACCATTCATCTGTTTTATATAAATCGCGACGCAAAGTTTCAGTGTTAATTGGCTTACCTTTATCATCTGTAGCCATCATTGCTTGCTTTAAGAATTTGTTATCAAATGTAATGCTATCTATATCTTCATCAAACTCATCAGATATAAGATTCTTAAAACCACCAGCTAGATCATCAAGAGTTGTGTCGCCATCTAACTGATCTGCCCAGTGAGAAAACTGTTGCTTAGCCATATTGCTAATAGAGTCTTTTGCTCCATCAATTCTCCAGCCAGACTTAGCTGCATTACGAACTTGCCCTACTATCCATGAATCTGAAACAGTAATCATGTTGCGCTTAGCCCAGTCACGAATTCCATCTTCAGCAAGACCAGCATTTCCAGTAAGAGAACCAACTAAAGCATTAGGATCTTGTTCTTTGTAGTCAATGTAGTCAGCCATAACAGAAGTTAATTCATCTTCGCTATAACCAAACTCTAAAGAAGTGTTAGCTAATTTATCTAAATCTTGATCAGATAAACTAATACCGTTTGCTCGAGAAAGAGAAAGAATGCTACTTCTTTTTTCGTTTATTTGCCTTGCAAATTCAGCAGCTTGAGCTGGATCATTTTTTAAGGTGTAGTAAAGACGTTGTGGTTCAGATTTGGTTTTGTACCAATTTGTTCCTTGTAGTCTTACATTAAATTTTTCTTGCGTCCACTCTTTACCAGCTTTTTGATCTATCCAAGCTTCATCAAACAAAGCCTTAAGTTCAGGATCAGAGTTAATAAGAGCAAGAGGTAAAGCATATTCATTTTCTGCGGTTGCAGTTGCTCGATCTTGCCAACCAGCGTTATCATCCCAAGCAAAATCACCAGCAGGAGCCTTTGGTCTTACCCAAAAGTTACCACTTTTAACCCAGGCTTTGCCAGGAGCAGGACGTTCTGTTTTAGTCTTTTGTGTTTTACCATCAACCTTGGTAGTTGTTGTCTGGAAAATACTAATCTTATCTTTGTCAGCCATTATGCGCCTAAGTCAATCGGAGATGCTAAAGCTTTGCGGAAGTAGTCAAGGTAAGTAGTTGCCTTGTTGTATGATTCTGCAGCTGGATCGCTAAGAGCCATCTCTCGCATCATGTTTCGTTCTTCCATGTCAGATACTCCACCAGTTGTAATACTCTTAGATGTATTACCACTAGTAGTGGTTACAGTTTTTTGTGGATCTTGTGCATTAAGACGCTTTACAAGATAGTCAACATCTTCTTGACTTGCACCTTGACCAGTAAACTCTTGAAAAAATGCATCAATATTTAATTCAAGATCTTCTGGAGTATAAGTTCTTTGGGAAAGTGAAACAGTTCTACGTGGTGCACCACTTCCATCGCCACTACCACCTTGTCCAAGTAGATAGTTTAAGTCTCCTTTATACCCATTAAGATACTGCTCAAAGGATTCAAACTTTGGCTTATTATTTTTAACACCAACAGCAGCAATGTTAGTCATTGTTAAAAATTGAACCGCTCTTTGAACAAGTAAACGAGTATTTGGATCTTGACCAAAGGATGCAGAGTTCTGTGCATTTTTAGCATTAGTTATAGCAGCTACTTCAGCTGGAGTTGCTGCTATCTTACTGCGAATAAGCAAATCTCTTAACTCATTCATTCTTCCAGAAGAAGCATAATCGTTAATAATTTTATTAACTGATGTACCTAAATCAATTGGGTTGCCATCTCCATCTTGAAGAATAGATCCATTTTCATTTGCAATAAATGCAACTGGAAGTTCTGTTTGACTTGTTCCGCTTACATAAGAAAATGAATATGGATCATTAGATAAAGGAAGAAATCCATCTGTTTTCCAACGACTATTATCTAGTGTATTAATAGCAACGTATTCTGGAGCAAGACCAGTTGCAGCACTTTTTGCACGTTCCGCTGGATTATCTGCACCTGCAGTACCAACATTAGTGTAGGGATCAAAACCTTTTCCAACTGGATTTGAAGGTCGATCAGTATATTTAGTAGGAGTGCTTCCTTGCTTTCCAGTTGCAGGATCTACTTCAACTCCAGCACTTCTTAAAGCAGCATTTGCTTTGTTGTACCTAATTTTAGCTTCATCAAAAACTTTTTTATCTGCAGCAGAATTTGAAGCAGCATATTTTGCAGCAGCTAAATCATATTGTTCTTTTGCTTGAGTTTGCTCTAGTCTAACAAATGTAAGAGATAGCTCTTGTTGCTGAGTTGGTTCATCTCTGCCAGAAGTTTTTCCTCTTTGTTCGCGAGCTTTATCATCTGCAGCTTTTTTTGCTTTTCTTTCAGCTTCTTTACGTCTGGCTTCTTCTAATGGATCGTACTCAACCATTATTCATTTCTCCTTAGTCCAGCACTTGCGTCCTTGGACTTCGCGTTAATTAGTTTAGATAGTCCATAGTTAAAATATTGTTCTATAGTTTTTGTTGAATCTTTTTTAATAATTTCTTTAATGGCATTAATTGTTTTTTCTTTTTCTGCTCTTTTAAGATCTGGGGCATTACCAGCATCTAAAGAATTAATGTAATTTACTTTACCAATAAAGTCTGTGTACAAACTATAAGCAAGTATTATGTTTTGCTTTACATCATTTGGCACAGAAGCATTTGGAGAAGTTGCATAGTTGTAAGCATTATTAACAAATTCAAAAGCATCAACATTATCTGTACCTGAAGCAATGTAATCTTCTAAACCAGGTACAGCTAACTTAATTTTTCTTTTTTCTTCATCGTACTTTGCCATAACTTCACGGCGCAGTGCTACGTTACTAAATGGAACTGCCTTAAGTTCTGCAGCTTCCTGATCTCCCAAAGCATAGTATGCATTAATGTACTGTTGCATACTAACTTTTCCATAGTATTCTTCAATATTTGTATTTTGTGCAATACCTGCAGAAGTAGCCCACTGCCATACACCTGGACTAAACTCTCCAACTCTAGGAGCAAACAGTAAAGCACCAGCACCAAACTCATCAATAGCAGATTGATTTGATATAGCCCAGTCTTGCATTTCTTTTGAGTAATTAAGAATAGGTTGTATTTCTTTTGACTTCTTAGATACAACATAAGCAATCTTGCCTGGGTTTTCACCCATCCATGTAGCCAATGCCATTTCATAATGCTCGGTTGCATCTGGATACTTGCTTTTAATTTGATCTAAAACCTCATAAAAGCTTTCTTGCATAGAAGTAATACCACTATCTAGCAGGTATTCAGGTAAGTCTTTTGTACTTTTAGTTTGTACAGAAAATGGAAGAATAAGACCTAGCAATGCACGAGTAACAATAATGTTATGTGCGCTAATGCGTAGATTTTTTAAGTATTCAGCTTGATCTTTAGCAAACAATGCTTGATTAATACTACCATCTGGCAATAAATACTTAGGATCTTCTGGATCAATAGCAATACCATTAGCCTGATTGTAACTAATTGCTTGTGTTACTGCAGAAATTTCCTGTGTTGACTTTTCATCAGGGTTCAACATAGCTAAAATGTTTCGCACAAGCTTTGGTTGAACAGCTTTAATTGCAGTTACGTTATCTCCAAGATCCCCAAGGAAAAGATTATCAACATCTTCTGCAAGATTTTTAGTTGGATTGAATACACCAAGCATTCCCTTAACCGCAGCAACGGATAGCGATCCCATTGGACCTGAAAGGTATGGCATACCAGCATCAGTTTGGAAAGAAGGATTACCAGCAGTTAAGTTAAAAGTAATGTCATTAAACAATGGTTGCTTAATGCTTTCTTCTCCACCAGTTAATGCGCGAATAGTGGTATCAACTGCACTGTAGATAACATCATCCATAGGAAGAATTGCATACTTGTTACCATCTTGATCTGTGTGAATATCACCTACAGCATCAAAACCTTGATTCATTAAACGCAAACGATAGATTGTTTCAAGTGGGTGATCTTTAACAAGACGATACATACGACGATGGAAATCTTCAACTGCACGATAAAAACGTCCTACAGTACGCATGTTGTACGCAAATACAGTTTGCTGTGCAGGGTTATCAGAAAACTTTAATACGTGTTGTGCAGCATCATTAATTGCTTTATTAGCAAAAAACTTACTTGCTTGTTCTCTTGCGTTTTGTTCAATTTTGAATATTGCTTTGTCGTTAAGTATTGAACCATCAGCTTCAAGTTCTCTAATGCGACTATCTGCAAGCTGTCTAGCCATAGCTGTTTCACCAGTTTTGTATTGCTCGCGGAATGCAATGTAATGCATGTGAGTAACTGGCATACGAGTAATAGCATCTGTTTGGCGAGCCATTAAATCAAACGCTTGGTCTGGACCAAAGTTTTGAATTGCAGTTCTTAAATCAGTAGCTACACCATCAAATTTAATATCGGTCATAATATGACCTTTAACTTTAAATCCAGTTGTAGCATCAACATAAGTTTCAAAGTCAATGTTATCCATTAACTTGCGATGATCAATAACTTTGCCACTGCGGTAGTCATCAAAGAACTTAATTAACTTTGGATTAAAAGTATCTGCTGCACCATGAAATGTTGTATAAGTATCAGATAAACCAGCACGAATAAATTCTTGCATTTTATCAGCTGGATTTGCAAGATCTTTCCAGTCGTCAAAAAAGCGAGTGCTGTTAATTATTTTTTCTACTTCTTTTTCTTTTCCAACTTTAACAACCCAAGCACCTTCGGTATTTTTTACAAAACCAAAATTAGCCATTAATTCATTAGTAGCTCTTGTCCAGTCTTCTGGAGTAGCAATACCATCATGCTTAAGGAAAATAGAAGCAAAGCTAAAGCGACTTACATCTTTGCCGTTACGTACTTCAAATCCTTTATCGTTAAAGATACGAGTAAAGTTGCGGAACATGGCAATGTCGCGATGAGATTCTTTCATTGAACTAACTTGAAAAGATTTAATAGCACCCTGTGCTACAAGACCAAGGCTACTCATAGCCATATCCAACTGGCTATCAGTTAATAAATTATCAAATTCCATTACTGCTGTTTTGCCTTGCATTGCATCAGTAACTTGCTTGCTTGAAATACTATGAAGAACCTTTGGATTATCCATTACTAGTTCTTTAAACCATTTTTTTTGTTCCAGACTTAGCTTTGTGCCATGCATAGTAATCGCAGTATCAAGAACTCTTTCTCTAATAAGTTCTTCTTGTTGCCAAACTGGAAGATCTTTATTTTGTTCCTGCACTTCTTTACGAATAAATGCACGTTGTCTGTCATCAATAGCTCGTGACGCACCAACTGGCTTTCCAGAAATTTTTGTTCTGAGTCCTTCAATCCCACTTTTAACAGGACCGACACCAGCCAAATTATCCATACCAACAGCAGCATTAAAAATGCGTTGGTACTCTTTTGCAATCTTACGATTTCCCCACATGCTGCGGTTTGCATACATTAGGAACATAAAGCCTTCATCAATTGCAGTACGAATACCCAACTGAGGAACAAGAGTAAGGGTTGTCCAAACGTCTGTAACAATTCCAGTTACTCGATGATTGTATGCTCCACCAATTAATTGCGGAATATATTCAATAGCTTTTTGATCATCAGATTTTCTAAAAGAACGATCTGCAACAAACTCTGATATAGCTCTCCAGTCAGGAGATGCAACAAAGTTTTGAAATTGCGAAGCATGGAGTGGACCAGATACATTTACGTTAGCTGGACGATCACCAGATAGTCCTGCATTTCTTGGAACCATAACTTCATCTGATGTTGTCCAAGTAGTTTTTGTACCAAAGTGCTTTTCAAGTGCTTCGTCAATAAAGCGTTGACCACCAGGCATTCCATGAATACCTTCTCGACGCATAATTAATTCAAAGACAGAACGATGTAAAGCAAAACGATCGGCTTGAGTACCAGCAATAAAATCAGCAGTAGCAAGTTCTGCTAAATCTTGACGACCAAAAGCCATAAATGCTTGCTTTTGAAAAACGTCTACACTTTTCATATAGTTTGCATCGTCGTGAAATACAACAGCACGACCAGGATGCAATCTAGTTTGACGTTCAATAAATTTTTGAAATGAATTTTGTTTACGGTTAACAGCAATGTCAATATCTAATGGTTCATCTTCAAATAGTTTAGCGCGAATGTTAGCGTATTCAGTTACAGAATCTTTTTCATCTACTCTTTTGCCAAGAAAAGTATTACGCAAAACTTCTTTAGCTTTAAGTGTTGCTCCGCGTGAACGCTTTGCATACGCTGCACCTTCACGAGCATAACTCATGCTCATATCTCTACCACGAATTAAACGTGTGTATTCTTTTGCGCCCTCATCTAAAAATAAATTTCTAAAAGAATCTAAATCTCGAACACCATACTGAAGCCAAACATCTACATCTTTAGGATCAGCTAGCTGAGGATAATCTGTGTTAATTATTCTTCTTGCTTCAGCAACCTTAGCTGCTTTTAATGCAGCTTCTTCTGAAGTAGTTGCCTTAATAGCTAATGCTTCACCAAGTTCACCAATGCGTGTTGCGTAACCACCATAAAGTTCTGCAACAGCAGGGTTTGCAAGAAACGCTGGAACATCTTCCCCAGACTTAATAACAGATGCTAGCTTTTCTGCTTTACTTGCACCCTTAATAACTGCTGATGCACCAAATGTTAAATATGTTAATGGGTCTGCAAAAATTTGATAAGCTGCATCAATAGCACCAGTACTAAAATTAAATACACCAACATGTTTGTTTGTATCAATATTAAGTTTTTTATTAATCCAACGACCAGCAATGCGACCAGGAGATAGTTGTGCTCGTGAAAACTCACCTAGCATAAATCCAAATGATTCTTCTTCATTAAACATTGCATTAACTGCAGCAAGAATGGCAGGATCATTAGGACCCCAAGCATCAATAATTTCACCAGGTGTATCACCAGCAAGTACGTGCATTGCTACAAAGCTTTCAGCAGCACCATACTTGTTAACTAATTCATCAGCTAGTTCATTGTCATAAAGATATTTGCCATCAAAAGCAATTTCACCATTGCTACGACTCCAAAAAGATTCTTTGTTAACAATAGAGTTTTGTAGCATTGCGCCAGGGGTATTAAAAAACTTACCGTATTGAGTAGCAGCACCCATTAAAAACTTAAATGGACTTTTAACAACATCCATTGGACTGATTACACCATCAGTATCTTGAATACCAAGAGCTTTACGAACATCTTCGTTTTGAATTAATTCGCCACCTTCAGACTTATTTGCATAGTCTGTTTTGTAATATGTTTTTAAAGCTTCTTGAAAACCTGGTTCTAATTTATTGTAAGATTCGCCAGCTTGTTTATTATCCATTTTCATTAATTGCTTATGGGTATCACGAACTTTAGCCCAGTTTTCAATTAAGTTTTTTTCTTCACGAGTTAATGCAGCTCGTGATCCTGCAGCATAAAGAGCAGGAGATACACGTGCAACAGTTGCATCTAATTTACGAACAGCAGCAGTAGATGGATCGCTTTGTGTTTTATCAAAAATACTTTGCATTTGTGGCAAAGAAGTCATTGATGGAAGCGTACCTGGAACTTCTTCAGGCATTCCACCCATTGGTTGAACTGTCACTAAACAATACCTTTACTGTTTAGTTCCTGTAGGATCATGTCAATTTCGCCAGAAGGATCTGACTCAGCTAAACGCGAAAGAATTTGAGTTGGGTTAAATGTGCGAGCTGGAAGATTAAGAGCTTCTGGTCCTGGACCTTCGCCTAATGGATTACCAGAAGTAACTGGTTCGTTAGGACGTTGAGTTGGAGCAAAAAGATCAGTAACACTTGGTTTAGAAACTTGTTGCTGTCTAGCCATAGGAGCAGCAGACATTAAACTTTCAGTAGCTTTGCGATCTCCATAAACATTAGGATCACTTGCAGTCATCATATCAGTGCGCTGTGACAAAGCACCTGGTCCAGAAACTGGCTTAGCTTGACTATTAGTGCGAACTGGTCGCTTACCACCTTGCTGTGCCATAACTAATCCTCTTCTTCTTCTTCAATAAAATCATTTTCTAGTGCATGTTGAATTAATCCAGTTACATGCCATATTGGTGATTTATCATCAAATATTGTGCTTGCCCAGTATTGTCCATCACCATCAAAAAATTCTGCGGTAACAAAATATGTAGTACAAAATGCGCCATCTTGATGAAATGTATGTCCGTACTCATCAAGTAGATCTTTTAATTTGCTTCTAAATAAAGCTAAGCGTTCTTCGTCTGTCATGCTCCGCCACGCAGACGAGCTAGAATACTAGCAACATCTGGTGGTGGTCCTGCTGGCTGACCCTCAGGTCCTGCTGGTGCAGGTTGAGGTGGAGCACCCTGTTGCATTCCTTCAGGAGCCATAGGTTGCTCTGGTTGGGCTGGAGCTTCTTCGGCTTCTTCTTTCTTAAAGATTTCCATAACGGCATCTTCAATAGAAGTGCCCTTCTTTTTCATGTCAATTACAGTAGCAATCTTTTCAATAATATCTGAAGGGTCAGCCCCATTAGCTGCCATTTGTGGAATAGCTTGAGTTAATGCTCCAATAGAACCAGAAAGAGCATCTCGCATTCGTTCAATATCAATGCGATCCTTTTCAAGACCAACATTCATACTCCAAGGTAGTTCGCTCATTACAAACTCACGAGATAGCAATCCAGCTTGCAAAGCCTGTAGCGAAAAGATAAGAGCACGAGATGGATCAAGTCCAGCCATAACACCGTAGCGAACCTGAATGCTGTAGTCGCTCTTAATGTCTTTAGATGGTTTGTAACTAATTTCGTATGGTGCGCCTTGATAGACACCAGCCATAGTCTTATCTTCGTCAAATAGGGTCTGATCAATGTGGAAACATAGTTCCATAACCTTTTGGAAGGTTTCAGCAAGAATTTGCTGACCAGCCTTTATCTGCGAATCAAAGCCACCAAGAAGTGCTTGAACTCCAGAACCTGTAATAATAGACGCATCAATGTTACCTGATCTTCCTTCTGGGTAACGAGCACCCATACGCATTTCTTGCTCAAGCAACTGTTGTTCGGTAAATGCACCAGTAGGTAACTCAAGAGCTACACGACGTACACCAGCAGGGTTGTTTGTGCGGATAACAGAATCAGGACCAAAGGCAAATTCAGATACATCGTTAGGTAGAACTAACGGAGCTTGTACAGATTTTTCTGCAGCTTCCATAGCCAACATGCTAAAGCGAGCACGGGCAATTTGTGCCCATAGTACGTCATCAAACTGACCACGTGGGTCATCTAGGTCAAGCCCTGGACGACGAGCAACTACAACTGAAAGCATTCCAATTGGATTTTTAGCCTTGCGAAGAACTAGGTTACCACGTTGAGGTAAAAACAAAACTACCTGATCGGCATCTTCGTAACGCATTAGTTCCATATTGTTGTCAAGATCAGCTAGATCACGACCTTGATCACCAACAATTGCACGTTCGTATTCGGGGAAATCAACAATTAGTTCACGCATAGTCTTAATGTACTTTTTAGTAAAAGATACACAACGACCAAAACGATCAAACTCTGGGTAAGAACCCATAGGATTTTCAATGCGAATGTGTGGCATGTTTGCATCGAAGTTAGCATCAACAAAGATTGGCAAGAAACCATAGGTCAAGTACCAGTCAGCACCCGTATACATCTGAGTCTGAAGATTAGAAAATTCAACGTAGTTGTTGGCAATAATGGTTCGCTTGTCAGAAAACTTTTTTGCCTTGTCAGAGTTAATACTTGGAGTTGAACAGTTAAATGAAGGAAGTGGAGCAAGAACTTCAGCAATGTCACGGGCAGCAACGTCAACAAAGTTAGCAATCATTGGACGAGACATGCCCTCTGGGAACATATCTGGGTACACGGACTCCATGTTTCCACGACGAACAGCGGTAATGTCTGCCATTCTAAAGTCACGCTCAGCGTACCTGCGTGTTAGAGCTAATACCTTATTGGTAACTTGCTCGGTTGATAATGCCATTTAATTTCCTAGTATAGACCTGACAATGTTTCCATTGCCATCTCATCAAGGTTTACTACACCTTGCATAGCGACGTTTCTTCTTGTTGCCCACTTGTTATTAGCGTGTGCCGTTCTGAAGTTACTTTGTTGAATTAATTCTTTTGCTCTAATCTCACAGAACCACAGTGCCATAACACAGTCAGTTGGTCCTTTGGTATCAGCCTTCCAGGTAATTAACTGGTTAACTAAAGCCTTAACATGCTCATTAGAGTTATCGGGAAGCTCAATAAGGTTGTCCCTGTTGAACTTTCCATCACGCATACTACCAAATAGGGATGACATTGCAGCTACACCGAAGTTAACATCCCACTTGTTCTTGCTGGTAAAGTGCTCTCGTAGTGCAGTACCACGGCTGGCAAGCCACATTCGCAACTCATTATCAAGCGAGAAAGCTTTTTGATAAGCATTGATTTCAATGCGTAGCTCTTGTGGTTGATAGATCTCTACCCACTCCTTGATTAAGCTATCAATCTTTTGTGGAGTAGATTCAGCCATGTTGTACACATCAAGCACGTATCGCTTGTTGGTCTCTCGGTTGACTGCATAGACAACCATAGCTGTTTTGCCAGACATGGCAGGATCCAGCCCCATAATAACAAACCAAGAACCTTGAGGACTTGGATGTCCAGGAGCATTGAAGTTAAGTTTACCAACTTTACGCATACGGTTTACTGAACCATTAACAATAGGAAGTGGGAATATCGCATCTTCCTCTACATCTTGTTGTTGGTAAACAAGTGCCCACGTGGAGGGGCTAACCTCGCTACGACGCTCAAACAGTCGCCTACCGTCCCACTTTACAAAGTGCCCGTTTTCATCGGGTGTAAGCAATTCTGGATCATCAAACTCGTCAGCCCCATCCAGCGGTCTATCAGACCTAGCCCAAAGTGTCTTCCACTTTTCAGGCTTATCGTCAAACTCAAGTACAGCTGGCATGGCTAAGTAAGTGAAGGGTGACTTACCGCCAGTCCAGTGTTCAGGATTTCTAATTTCTTTATATAGATCTATTGAGGAAACTCTAGTCCCAGCAATCAGCAGCGTCCCAGTCGAACCCACACGGGTAACTACCATCTTCTGCAACCAGTTGAGTTGCTTTTCCCATTCGTGCGCGTTTGTCGTTGAGACAATATCGTCCATGATGATTAGATCCGCACGAGTACCGTAGATCTGTTGTCCAATACCAAGAGCTTGAACCGTCGGGTCCTTCTCCCCTGACTCTCTTTCGAGATAAATTCTGTCTGCAGTCCATTGGTCTGCTGTCTCCTTATAGCCCCCTGGAGGACCATAGACCTGTTGCATCTTAAGCCACGGCTCTTCGGTCATGCGCTGCTTGATGGAGTACAAGAACTCCTTGGCGCGTGTCTGGGTCTGGGAAATGACCACAATCCGAATATTGGGATTTAAAGCAATTTTGTACATGGCGTAGTTAACCGTCATGGTGGTTGACTTGGCATGTTCTGGGGGTACATTCATCAGAAGCCTACGGCGGTTGCCTGGCTCAAATGTCATGGAAGGGTGTTGCCACGCTGGGTCACGACCCTCAAGAACGTCAATCCAGTTTTGCTGATGAGGGAATACCTCGGTGTTCAAGAACTCTTTAGAGAACGTGGCAAAATCAATTTTATGTTTATTTTCACCTAGTGAGGCGGCAATGGCATCGGATCCAAAGTTAATGGCTTCCTCAACCTGCGCGGCGAATTCCCCATCTAGCATCCAAGATCTAAGGCTGGTCCGCTTCTTTCCCACAGCAGCAAGGGCGGAATCCATATCTATGCCCTGCTTAAGAAAAGAAATAAACTTTCTCTGATCTTCAATTTGCCGAAGTCTGGTATGGTGTTGATCTCCAGCTTTAGCAGCCATAATAAACCTAATTATTCTAATAATAGTATTACTATTAATAATAGTAATAGTAAGCAACCCCTCCAAAGGGGGTTGCAATTAACTGGCAAGCCATAAGACAAGCTTGCTTTACTTATAACCTCTACTAATACTAACCCTGTTACAGAACACTTGTAACGCTCTGTTATCAGATTGTTACCTAAATCACATAGATTGTTATAAACAAAACAAATAGATAATACTACGGGCAAACAACTAACTATAAATTATTACAGACTCTACAGTATTACTTCCGTACGAGATTAACAACTGGGGGTCAAGTCTAAACTTATATTATCCTTCTCGCTCCGCTACATTCAGTCGCTATCGCTCCTTCATTTCGCTCCGCTTGTACCCCCCTACCAGCTCAGTGACTACCTGGGGGGAGGTACTTATAACTATGGTTTAGTTTAAAGACAAAGACCTCGACTGTTTGTACTGTTGACTGTCTTATCCAGACTATTAACCCCCCTAAAGAGATAAGCAAGCAAAGCTTGCTAGGTAGTTTGTAGTTAATGTCAACCAGAAAGGAACTACAATGCTATCAACAATCAATGGGTTCGACCTTCTATTAATCCTCATCATTACCGCATTGGCGTACCGCGTCTACAACCTTAACCGTGAGTGTGAGGATTACGTAGGTCAAATGCTACGCCTGTCTTGGGATCTCCAAGCAGAACTCCAAGCCAACCATCACAACGATCCAGACAAGCACGAGTACCAGTCATTCTGCGACTGCAACAAATGCATACCTTTCTAGGTTCTTTAGTGACGACCACCCCGCTCTGCGTGGTGTGGTCGTTGCTATGGATTCTAGGTGGATCCAATCAGTCACAGAACAGGAGTAAATAATGACTGACTTAAGTACCTACGGGGACGACGAGAAGCTATCCAGCATCTTGGACGTACTCAAGCAAGCAGGTCTCTTTGACCGTGTCGTTGCAGTCAAGTCGCTAGTAAATGACGATGACTTAGACACAGAGGATGAGGACTGGGTGGACGTACAAACCAAGTACGGACACGACACCACGGACTATGTCTTTGGTGACCGTTCAGAATCTAGAGCAGGCACTATCTCAACAGAAACTGAGCCTGTATCAGGACACGACTGGGTATCTCCAGTCCAACACACAGGTCGCAAGATTTACGTTATCTCTGGCACAAAGGCTATGTGTGGACTCAAGGAAGCAGACTGCTTCGACCTTACCTGCAGGCACGTACCAGTGCTTGAGGAACAAGACGAGGAACGTCACGAGTTCAAGCAAGACTGGAACTCAATGGCTGACAGACCCACAGAGAACTTCTTTATGGGGTTGCCAGGTCTTCGTTACATAGAGAGTGACCAGCAATACTTCACTCGTCTCAACACGGTGTGCAGTGAGTGCAATCTCTACACACCATCACGACTAGAACTATGTCAGAACTGCGACAAAGTTTTAGTATCCAAATAAAAATAGGCTTACGCCCCCACTTTGTGGGGGGCGTAAGCCACTCAACAGATAAAAGGAGCAAGGAATGAACAACGAACTAACAGTGACAGGTAAGTTAAAGAACATCAAGGAGTTCGATCAGTACGGCTTGATGATCGTAGGTCAGTTGACCCAGAAGGTTGGTAACGAACGAGCAAAGTTCACAATCCCAGTAGCCTGCTTTGACGAAAGCATTGCAAGCACACTGCGAGGACTGCGCGAGATGCAAGACGGTAACGGCTTTACACCAGTAGTGAATATCGTAGGTGAATTAGACACCAAGTTCGATGTTCGTCAGGGAGTTGAGTTGAGTGACCGCAAGCCACCGCTTACCCGTGTACTTATCAAGTCCGTAGAACTAGCAGAAGTCTAGTTCAATCGAGAGAGGTGTGGGGCATTCGCCCTGCACCTCTCTCTCTTTCCGAAACAGTAGAGAGTTAGGCGTTTACTAAGTTGGTAGATAACAATGCGCTTACTAAGTGCAATCATATCTATAGTCCAGAGTGTAATAGCTGTGGAGAAGACAACACTTATAGATGGATTGTTTGTGCAAGGTACAAGAAAGACTGTCCAGACTTTGCATGTATTACATGTGGAGAAATAGAAATAACAACCGAAAGGAACAGCAAATGAGTACAACAAAAGAGATAGATCTAGGTGCAATTACAGAAGAACATCTAGCAACAGTTCAAAGTGTATACAAACTAATGGCATTCTTACTAGATGAGAACGCTGACTACAGTAAGTTAAGTACCGAAGAGCTTGAGCTAATCCATGTAGCTACTACTAACATTAAAATCCGCGATGGTGTACTTAAGTACTTCAGTGATGCACCATTCAGCATTCGAGTAGACATTATGAAATCATTTACAACTGTTAGTCAAACAATGGTTGACAATGAAGACATCAATGAAGAAGCAATTGGTTACACATCAATGATCTTAGCTGCCTTCATGCTATGCCATGCAGGTATGCTAGAAGACTTTGATGAAGATCGTAATGTTGACTATGAACTAGAACTAGTAGATAAATTACTAGATCAAGCAATAGAGATGGGCTGCGATGCAAGCCTACTAACACTGTTAAAGATGGCACGTGATCACAACATCCCACCACGTATCTTCTATTCATCATTAGAAGCAGTGTCATTCCACAAAGCAACAGATCCAACAGGACATGAAGATGAGTAAAAGAATACAAGTAATTACAAAAGGTCCTAAAGAAATAAAGCGAGAAAAAAAGCAAGCTCTTAAATTAAGGCAAGCAAAATGATTAAAGCTGAAGCTGTATGTAATAGGTGCAACACACCTGTTGAGTTTCAGTTAGTAACACCAGGTTACTTTGCTTGGTGCCCACATCACGATGAAGATCTATATAAATTCGAGTGCAAGCTGGAGGTATGGAATGATTAAGACAAGCAGTGGTACCGTGTACTACACACAAAAAGAAATGACTGATAGAACCAATGAGGTTATGGAAGATGGCTACAAAATTACCAATGCTATCTATGAGAAAGCTAATGACCTAGATTGGTGTGAAGAGTATGACAACTGGGCTGAAGATACAAACAAAGATCTTAAATACTTTGAGATCCCATTAATGCGTAGAGAATATTCAGTTACATATACATTGGTACGCACACAATCAGCAGACGTAACAATAACAGTGACAGCACGTAGTGATGATAACGCAGAAGATCAAGCCAATGACATCTATGATGTAAGTGATCTCGTTGACAAGCTAGATGAAAACGATTGGGAAACACAAGACGTAGACATAGACCGCACAGAAGTAGGGGAAGCATGAGCATAAAGGACGAGCCGTGGTTTAACGACCCGTTCGATTGGTATGAACGAGAAGGATATCCAGAGATTGTAGGTATAGCCGTAACAGATAAGGTAGCACTTGATTTTCTTCAAGCGTTATACCAAATCTATAAACGACTAGAGCGCAATGATAGAACAAAAGCGATGGAAGATGCTAAGCAACTAGCAATACTGCTACTAGCTAGTGCATTTGATTACGCTGAAGAAGCAATAGATGAATTAATTATACAAGAAGTAAACGCAGTAGATATAGATGCTGCATTCGCAGAGATGATAGAGGAACAGAATGACTAGACGAGATCCGTATACAGTAATTGGTACGCATAGCGAGTACGAAGTTAACTCAGCACATGACCTAATGGTAAAGGCTGGACTTGACTGGAAGGTTACATTAGAAAATGTATTTATTAATGAGACTGATCCACTTGAAGTACCAGATAGATATGCAACAGTTAAGTGGACTAATACAGGGTGGACTGAAACAGACCCTACACCACTAGCAATAGTAGGTTCACGATACAAAGTATTACAAAATGATGAGATCTTCTCATGCCTTGACGACATCGTTAACAACAGCGATGCACGTTATGGTGCAGCAGGTGAACTCAAGGGTGGCAACGTAGTATGGGCAACCATTGAACTACCAGCTAACGTAACAGTTGGTGATGATCCACACAATGCATATGTAATTGCACGTACATCACACGATGGTAGTATGCCATTCCAAATGACACCAGTTGTTAATCGATTAAGCTGTACTAATCAGATCAATGCAGCCATGATGAGTGGCAAAGCTAAGGGTATTTACTACCGTGTTAAGCATAGCCCTAACAGTAGCATCAACCCAGATGATATCCGAAAAGCATTTAGAATTATGAACGAAGATGTTCAGAAGTATGCAACAGTATCATCATACCTACGTTCAATTGAATTCAGTAACGAAGAGTTCAAGAACTTTGTTAAGCGAGTGTACCCACTGCCTAGCAAGATTGAGTTCTCACCATATGAGATGCTCAGTGCAGGTGAACGTACATCTAAGACAAGAGTAGAACGTAACAGAGCCAGTGCATTGAACGTATGGATTGGTGAGACAGACACGCAGCACAACATTAAGAACACTAAGTTCGGTGCATTCCAAGCTATCGTGGAAGCAACCGATCACTTCAGTAAAGACTATAGCAAGCAAGCAGGCAAGATGATTCTCGGCACAGACATAGCCGTGAAGTCACGAGCACTACAACTATTAGGAGTAAGCAATGGGTCTTGACATGTACCTAAATGTAAAAGAAAGTTTCTCTGATTATAATTACGTTACTAAACAAAAGAATAAACAATACAGTGACATCGTAGAAGCAGCAGGTATTAAGACAAAAGAAATAGCACCAGTAGTATCAGTAGAATACACTGCTATTTACTGGCGTAAAGCTAATCAGATTCATAACTGGTTTGTAAATACATTAGCTAATGGTATCGATCAATGCCAACGTATACCAGTAAGTAGAACAAGACTGGTTGAGTTACATAGTATCTGTGGTCAGCTACTTGATACACGATCAACAGAGTTAGCATTTGAATTGCTACCACCAGCATCAGGATTCTTCTTTGGATCTATAGAGATTGATGAATGGTACTGGCAGGATCTTGAGCATACACATAAAGAACTAACTGAATTGCTTGAAGAAATCCATGAAGGAAACTATTGGAACTATGACATTGAGTACCAAGCATCATGGTAGAGCTAGCAGAAGATCACTTTGCTATTGATGGATACAGAGCTGATGTATTAATAAGTCCAGATACATTAGAGTATTTACAAAAGATTAACGAAGTAGTAATGGAAGGTGAATGTATGTGGTTCAAAAGTTTAACTACATGTAGATACGATCCACACACAGGAGATGTGTTCGATGTTTCAGATTAATGAGAATGAAACACCAGCATGTGATGGTATGGATACTAACTTCTTCTATCCAGTAGGAGAAGACAATGATGATAACGCATGGGCAAAGACCAATGTTTATCCACAGCTGAGGAAAGTCTGTGCAAACTGTGATGTCCTAGAAAAGTGTAGAGACTGGGGTATTAAGCACGAAGAGTGGGGATTCTGGGGTGGCATGTCAGTCTATGAACGCCGTCAATGGAGAAAGAAATACAACATCAAGATTGAGCAGCCCTGGACTTCAGGGTTCTTGAGAGGAATGAACAAGTAATGGAATGCTGTAACATGGACATAGAAGAACTATATAAGCAAGAAGACGAAGATGTCTGCGAGTCATGCTATGATCGTATCGAAGCACACATTGAAGACATGATGCTTAGTAGAGCTAAAGAAGATTTCTATGATAGGAATAAAAAATACTATGATTAAAATAAACGGATACGAACTACCAGCACATGTATCTTATTCAGCACTAACAACATACCTTGACTGCGGTTGGAAGTATTATCTTACACGAGTGGAAAAGTTAATTGAACAACCAACCTGGTATCTAGCAGGTGGTAGTGCAGTACACACAGCGACCGAGATGTATGATAAAGAACTATTTGAAACAGAAGGTAAGTAATGAATAAGTATTGGGAAGCAGCATGGGCTGCACAACAAGCAGAACAACTAACAAAAACAGGTGTTGATCAGGCACAATGGAAAGCATCTGGTCGTGCAACCAAAGCTAATCCCAACAAAGAAGATGGTGATTGGTGGAACGTAAATGGTTCAGAGATGGTTGACTCATGGATTACATGGCGTAATGGTACGCATCCACTAACTATGTGGGAAGTACAACCTGGAGTACCAGCAATTGAACTATCACTTACACCTATCTGGAATGACATACCAGTACAGATGCACATTGACAGAGTTATGATTAACCCTGATGGTGAACTAATTGTATTAGATATTAAAACAGGTGTACGTACCCCATCGTCAGACTTACAGTTAGCATTCTATGCTGCAGGTATGGAAGAAATGTTAGGCATCCGTCCACAGTATGGTGCATACTGGATGGCTAGGTCTGGTCAGACTAGTGAACTAATTGACCTAGACTATTTTAGTAAGGATGATATCATTGAGATTGTTACTAAGTTTGATCAAGCTCGTAAGGCAGAGCTGTTCATACCTAACCTCAATCACTGTATAATGTGTAATGTAAAAGACCAATGCAAGTACAAAAGAAAAGGATAGAACAAAGTGGAAAGTAATTACGTAGTAAATGTAAAGACTAAGGTAGGTACTATCATTACCGTACGCGGTACTGATGCTACTGAGTTTGAAAATAATATCAATGCTCTCATTGGTAACGGAGTTAATAACAGCATCGCTGCAATGGAAGAGTTGTTTCTTGGAACGCAACCCAGTCAATCAAGTAACGCAAGAATCAATACAGTGGTTGATGCGCTAGGTGGTACAGTAATTAGCGAGACACCAATCCCAGCAACAACACCAGCAGCACCATTCGCACCAGTAGCACCACCATCAGTAGCAGGGGTTACAGCAGGCTCAGCCAGCAGGACTTGTATTCATGGTGTAATGACTAAGCGTGAAGGTGTAGGACCATACGGACCTTACAAGGCTTACATGTGTCCAACAGCTAAGGGTACACCAGATCAGTGTAAAGCTATCTATCTGAAAACCAACGACCCAGACTACGCTACGTTCTAGTCGCATAGGTTTGACTGGGTAGTGTAGTGGGGAAGGCTACCTACCCAGTCAATTATTTATTGGGAGATAAATGAAAACATTAAGCAGAGCAGTAGGTCGTCCTGACATTGGTGGTGAGCCAATGCCTACAGTATTCAGGACGTTTGACAATAACCAAATCGTATTGCGAAGAGCAGAAGTAAGTATGATTGCAGGCACACCAGGTGCAGGTAAGTCAACACTTGCACTAGCCCTAGCACTACGTATGCAAGCACCAACGCTATACCTATCAGCAGATACTAATGCTCACACTATGGCTATGCGTTTGTATTCAATGATTACAGGAGTAAGTCAGAGTGAAGCAGAAAAAATCATATCGGAAGACCCAATCAATTCTAGGAATAACCTTGCTCTTGCCAGCCATATTTATTGGAGCTTTGATAGTGCCCCTAGTCTTAGTGATATCGACGATGAGGTTACCGCAATTGAGGAGTTACTTGGAGAAGCACCTGCCTTAATTGTTATTGATAACCTTATGGATATTAGTATGGATGGCGGAGAAGAATTCAGTAACATGCGTAGTGCACTTAAAGAACTTAAGTACTTAGCAAGAGATACCAACGCCGCTATCCTAGTATTACATCACACACAAGAAGGTTATGTCGGAGACCCATGCCAACCAAGATCATCCCTGCAAGGCAAGGTAGCACAGTTACCTGCACTAATCCTTACCGTTGGACAGAGCAATGGATTGCTAGGTGTAGCTGCAGTTAAAAATAGATACGGTAAAGCAGACCAGTCTGGTAAGTCACCAGTATGGTTACAATTTAATCCAGAGTATATGTTTATAGCAGATCTAGAGGAGGCGAGATAATGGAACGAATCAATTGGGATACCAATAATCCAGTAGAGTATGACGATGATGATGAGTAAATTTGGATGGTGTACTGGACACGAAATAGAACAGCAACACAGCAAGTGCCCAAAAGAATTTACTAATAACGTAAGCGACTATACATTGAAATGTGATTGTGAATGCCATGAGCAAAAGTAAACAAAAAGGTACGGCTGCTGAGACAGCAGTAGTTAACTGGCTACTAAGTAAAGGACGCAAGCATGTCGAACGACGATCACTTAACGGTGTCAATGATCGAGGTGACATTGCAGGTGTGCCTGGAGTTGTACTCGAAATAAAAAACTGTGCCAAGATGGAACTATCAGCATGGTTAAAAGAGCTAGAAGTAGAAATGATTAATGACAAAGCTGACACAGGTGTAGTGATACATAAGAAAAAAGGAACTCAAGATGTTGGGTTATGGTACGCCACTATGCCAGTGCATGTATGGTTTAAACTAATAGAAGACGCAGGTTACTGATGGACGTACCACCTATTGCTGCAATCATAGAGCACTACGGTGGTAGATTACGTAGAGACTATGGCAGTTGGCAAAAAATTAAGTGTCCATTCCATGACGATAGCCATGCATCAGCAGGCGTATCAGTTACAGATAACATCTTTGTATGTCATGGCTGTGGAGTAAAAGGAAATGCATTTAACGTAATCAAAATACACGAAGGAGTTAAGTACGGTGAAGCTATCAAGATCGCAGAAAGTATTACTGGAGAAAGCTACAAGTCATTACGAGGAGTACCTTCCATTGGCAGAAGAGTATCTAGCCAAGCGAGGGATAAGTCTAAAGACAGCTCAAGAGATTCGATTAGGAGTCGTCGTTGATCCATTAGCAGGACAAGAAGCATTTGTAAATAGACTAGCTATTCCATACATAACACCAACAGGTGTAGTTGATGTAAGGTTTAGATCAATGGGATTAGAAGAACCTAAGTACATGGGTATGCCAGGAACTTCTACTAGGTTATACAATGTAAGTGCACTGCACACGGCAGGCAATTTTATAGCGGTATGTGAAGGAGAAATAGATGCTATCACTCTTAGTTATTCTTGCGGCATTCCTGCTGTGGGTGTTCCTGGAGCTAATGCTTGGAAACGGCACTACGGACGTTTACTGGCAGACTTTGAAACTATCTATGTTTTTGCTGACGGTGATCAGCCTGGCTCTGATTTTGCAAAGAGTCTAAGTAAAGAGTTTAATAGTGTTATCATTATGCAGATGCCTGAAGGTGAGGATGTTAACTCAATGTACTTACGTAATGGATCTGGTTACTTTACAGAAAAGATTGCAGCATGAAACAAAAAGAATATGAACGAAGTGACAAATGGGAACTAGAAGAACATGAAAGAAAACTAGAGGAGTACAATGCAAGACTTCAGCGAACAAGAAATAAATCACATCTTCCAAGCCCTAATCAACATGGGTTTAAAAGTTGTGGATGTGAAATATGCGAACGGACTTACTCTAACATTAAAGAGACCAACGCTAAAATAAAACCACCATTAGAGTTTGAAGCTGCCATCATAGCTCGCAAAGCTATTGAGTTACTAGTGCAAAAGCATGACGACTATGGACCAAGCAACATCTCTGATGCACCAGGTGGACCACTGAACGGACTAAGTGTTAGGCTACATGACAAGGTAGCAAGACTAAACAATCTATTGTCAAACAATAAAGAACCACAAAACGAAAGTGTACAAGATACATTCATTGATATCCTTAACTATGCACTCATTGCCTTACTGGTAATCGAGAACAAGTGGGACTCTACTAAGTAGGTAAATATGAAAACAGTTATAGTGATTCCAGATATGCAAGTTCCTTACCATGATCCTCGTGCTGTACGTGCAGTACAAAACTTTGTAGGTGACTACCAACCAGATGAACTTTACTGTGTTGGTGATGAAGCAGATAGTCCTGAACCATCACGATGGAACAAAGGTTTAGTTGGAGAGTTTGAAGGAACTCTACAAGCTGGACTAGATCGTACTGCTGCCATTATGAAAGAGTTTAAAAACAAGTTAGGTGATAAGCCTTTCCATACCATGAGGAGTAACCACGGTGACCGAGTTGAGAACTATGTCAAGAGATATGCCCCAGCACTGGCAAGTTTGCGGGAGTTGGAATACTCCAAGCTTTTACATTACAGCGAAAACGAAATTACCTATCACGATAAGTTATGGGAGTTTGCACCAGGATGGGTACTGGCACATGGGGATGAAGGCAACATCTCAAGGCAAGCTGGTGGGACGGCTCTCGCTTTGGCTCGCAAAATTGGGTCTTCGGTCGTCTGTGGGCATACACATAGAGCAGGAATCCAGCATGAACACCAAGGTTATAATGGCAAAATTCAAAGTCGTCTCTACGGAGTTGAAGTCGGACACCTTATGGATCTCAGCCAAGCGTCTTACTTAAATACTGGTAGTGCTAACTGGCAACAAGCATTTACTATTCTCTACATACGTAGAGGTAACGTGACTCCTGTTGTTGTACCTATCAATGGACGATCTTTTGTAGTCGAGGGTAAGACATATGAGTTCTAATGGAATTGTTTATGAGATGTACCATGCTATGGTCAAGCAGATTGGATCAGAGTTTAAACGTAAATACCAGATGGTTGAACGTGAAGACATTGAACAAGAGTTATGGCTATGGTTTGCTGAACATCCCAACAAGATAGAGGAATGGTTAGCTTTACCTGATCAGAAAGATAGAGATAAACTATTTGCTAGGTCACTACGTAACTCAGCACTAGACTATTGCATTAAAGAAAAAGCACATAAGTCTGGTTACAATGCTGAAGATAACTTCTGGTACAACAAGCAGTTCATTAAGCTTATGATTCCTGCTGTACTTAGTGACGACTGGACTAAGTTCAACAACACACTAAGCAACATGGGTCGTACTAGTAAAGCACTAGCAGAGTCAGGTGACTTCATGGCATTTAGTTCTGATGTCAAGGTTGCTTTCGATAAGTTAAATGACAGAGAAAAATCATTAGTTCATTTATTTTATGGAGAGCAGATAGATGGAGCAGAACTAAGAGATCGTATGGACGCTGACAAGTCACAAAAAGCAGTGATGATGGAAGCTAACAGAGCAGTCAACAAGATGGTTAAGATACTAGGTGGTAACCCACCAGTAAGAGACGAAGACTACCAAAGCAATACATAAAAAAATAACCCCCCTTAGGGTGGTAGGTACTAAGTTGCCTACTACTCTAAGAGGGGTTACATAAGCCGTAGCTTATGACGATGGTACTTCTTCTGGTAATGGTTCACCAGGTTGCCACCATTTGAATTGACGATTAGATGAAGTGCATCCACTACCACCCATAATCTTGTATTGAACTGTCATGGGATATTTACTTTTGGTTTCCCATAACAATGTACCTTGCCATACCTTAATACCTTTTGGGTATGGGTATGTATTAGTACCAGTTGTATCCAACTTACCATTAGGTAGATGTCTTGCTAGTCTCATCTTTATGTAGCGAGGTTTCTTTTTGCACTGCATGTGCAACTGTGCAACCCATAGAGTTCGCTCACCATTAAGAGTAAACGAATCATTGCCACTAAATGGAACGTCAGTCCATTTGTTAGTACGTAGTGATACCGTACTCTCATCCTTCTTTAGTTTACTTGCACCTGCATCAGCTTGTGATGAGGACAACATAAGAACGAGAGCAGTACTTATAGATACCGCTACTAACTTGCGAAACAATTAAGCCTCTGGTGTTGCTGGTTTCTTGGCATCGCCAATGATCTTAGCAGGATCTAACCCACCGCCACGCTTCCAGCCTGGACCTGCCTGTAGTTCCATGTGAAGATGCGGACCTGTGACATTGCCTTCTTTTCCAACCTTACCGATAAAGTCTCCAGTCTTAAGGTTTTGTCCGACCTTGACCTTGTAAGAAGATAGGTGAGCAAATAGAAGATGTCCACCTTCAACTTTAAGTAGCACTGAGTACTGTCCAAAAGCAGCACCCCATACTTGACCAACCTTTACAACCTTGCCATCGCATGGAGCAACTACAACTGCACCTACTGGTGCTGCATAGTCCACTCCTTCATGCTTTCCGCTAGACCATCGCTTTCCAGCGACTCCGAAGGGTGTCGTGACCTTATACTTTGTATCTTTCATTGGTGAAGCCATTAGTCTTCATCCTCTTCTCTTAGTGGTATTGTTACAAGCCATACAAGGAAGCCAGATATTACTAAGATCCCTGTTACCTTCTTGGCTCCGCCGTCTAACGTAAAGTAAGCTATGGCGAGTCCGACCAAGGTGTATGTCTCTGCTGTTATTTCTTTTAAGTATTTCTTTATTCGATTAAGCAACTACTTAAGTCTCCTGACTTGGGCTAACTGACCTACAATTACTGCAGCAACTACAACACCCTGAGATTCTTCTCTTTCTTCAGGTGTCATGTCACTACCTATAGCCATGATCGACTCCGCAGCAGCTGCTAACTGTACAATTCCAGGTACATTTTCTAGGTAGGTTGGTAGTTGGATACTAACCTCTGCTAAAAACTGTTCTGTGTCGCTTACAGGGGCAGGAACAGCCATTGTAGGCTGTGGTTCTGGGGTTATTTCTGGGACTATTTCTTCTATCGTAGGAGTAGGGGAAGGTGTAGGCTCAACTTGTACAGATTCTTGTACAACTTCTGGAGTAGGTGTTGGCTCTACTGGTACTGGTACTACTACCTCTGGTGTAGGTTCAGCTATAGTTTCAGTAGGGGTAGGACTTGGTTCTACTGTAGGTTCTGGAGTGGGTGATTCAATTTGAGTAGGTTCAGGTATTGGCGTTGGCTCTGGGTTCAGAGTTGGTTCAACGCTTACGACTGGCTCAGGGCTAGGACTTGGCACAGGTTCTAATACAGGAACTATGCCATTGTACCAACGCAATGGAGAATCTAACGGTAAGTTATCCGTAATGTAAATAGGATAACCATTAGAGAATCCACCCTCACAGTAAAGACGAGCTATATTACCTTTACCATTAAAGAATTGATTAGAGTTATCCCACCCAATAGAAAACGTACGTTCTGTTCCATCGTTTGTAGCACATGTAACTTCAGCTATAGCCTGTTCAGCATATGCATTGGTTGGTGTAAACACCATGAACGAACCTACAATAAAAGAAACAATTCCTAAGCGGAGTTTTCTTTTCAATTACTACTTAGACTTCTTCTCGTTTGCCTTAGCAAAGGAATCATTGATTTCTTTTTCATCTAGCTTGCCGTCACCAAGGTAACCACGGGCTAGAGATTCAGATACAACTGCAACACCCATGATCGCTGCTAATGCAGCAGACTTCCATGTGTCAATACCAAGTAGTGCACCAGCACCAAGGGTACCCATTACAGATGCAATAACTACAGCCACCATGCGACCAGAGATATCCTTAACTTGCTTCTTACTCATTTACATTTTCCTAACTGTTACTAGTAATACGCCACCAAAGCCACTACTGTTTTTATCTGGGGAAGACTCGTTAATAAAACGAACTTCTTCAATTACACCTTGATACTGCTCACCAGTACGATAATCAATTACATTAACAAACTTACCAGTCTCTTCAATAGATTCAAGACGCTGTATGTACTCCATTGCGCGACCATCGTAACCAAAAATAGAATTAAATCTATCCATTTCATTGTCATAACAAGACAGTGGATACTGATACAAACGCTGACGACGTGTAGCTGGTGTAGATTTAATCTGATAAGCCTCTAGTACAGGCAAATCTTGATCATCAGTAGCGTTATTAAACACAAACTTAAATGCCATAAACTCTTGCTTAGTAGCAGGTGTATTAATCATTATGTCTTTGTTACTTAAGCCTTCACTAACAATTGCAATGGCAGATTCAAGACCAGACTTGTCAATAGTGTAAACAGTAATATTGTCACCTTGACCAGTAGTACACTGAAGATTAATGTACCTAAAGAACTTAGGCTCAACAGTTCCATATCTAATCTTGCCAGTCTTAAGCCAACCACTACTACGTTTTCTAGTTGTGTGCTGTATCTGTAGTTCACCCTTAGTAGTTCCATCATCTTCCTGAACTACCATAACTAATCTATTGTCAACTAAATAAACTTCAGTTGCTTCAGAGTTATCAGCATCAACGCTAGAGTTATATTCTAAATCGTAAGCATAAGCAAAAGTGCCATCACTAAATGATTGCGATAGATCAATACGAATTAAACAAGCATTTGTATAAGCACCTGAAGCTACCTTAGTAGCTGCATAAATGTATTTATCTTGAGTGGCAAAACCGTTGACTGCGTAATCAGAATCAACTAATAGTGGTCCAAGTGTTACTAGTCCAGTAGGACCTACCTGACATATGCGTACACCTCTGTTAGTGGCAACTGCTAAGTAACCTAAGTAGTATTCAATTGCAACAATGTTCTCACCATCAGGCATAGTTGCTACAACAAAACCACCTGGCATGTCAGGCAAGTTAGTAGTCTCATCAAAACCTATTGCATAAATTTCAGACTTGTTACCAGCATTGCCAGCAGCATAAACATAAGTTGGACCAGCTGTTACATCTTTCCAATTCCAGTCAGCATTAATATGAACTTTAGATGTACTAGATGCAGCAGCCATATCATTGCTACCAGTATGATTACCATTACCAGTATAAGCAGAGTTTAATAAGTAAAGAGTTTTGCCATCACCAAAAAATAACTGTCCTTTAATATATTTAATCATTCCTTGTGTACTAGAACCATGTCTAGCAAATACAACATCGCTATCTAAGTCATTAACAAGACCAGTATGAATACAAGTAGAACAAGCAGCGTAGTACCTAGTACCATTAGTTGCTACAGAAATAATTGGAAACGTAGTTGAATGTCCAACTAATGTAGTACCTGCACCAGCTTCACTATAAGTACCTGTAGTCGCAGAACTATCGCCATTTAAGGTAATACGCTTTAGTACTCCAAGGCTATCGCCAGATATAAGACAACTACTGGTACCATTGTTTCCAGTAGCAGCATTAATACCATCAGCACCAGTGTATGCATGAAATACATCTGGAAGTAATGTAGCTTGTCCAATAGTCCATACATCTATGCCACGACTATCAGCAAACCTATGGCTTACATGTTCGTAGTCAGTACCTGGTTCATAGAATGAAATACCACTACCATTATGCCATGATGTTTGTGATCGTAGCCACCAACCAGTAAGAGATTGCTCACCTGGTTCGGGGCTGTTATCAAACTGATCCTTTTTGTATGGTGCAGTCTCACGACGATATGGGTTTTGATTATTAACACTAACAATAAATGGTAAGTCGTCAATAACAATATCAAAAGCAGTATCAGTTAATTCAAATGTAGCTTCAGTAGAAGGAATGGAAAGATCATAGGGAATATCTTCTGTAATATCCTTAGCCATTAGTGCTCCTAAAACTTAATAATAAAGTTAATTACAGTGGATGGCTGAGTATTATTGTGAGCTTGACTTGAACCTCTATAATCAGTTGCATCTTGAGCAGCAAAATCTCCTACAGGTATTACATCATAAACATCAGAACCAACAGTACCAATGGTCTTGGTTGCTCTAGCTAATGCGTGATTATGCGAAGGCATTTGCGCTTCAGTAAGAGTTACTGTTTCATCATTAGATACCTTTGACCTATTAGTAGCATTAAAGGAACGTGCAGTTAAAGCATTATTATGATCAACAGTGGTACCAGTTCCAATACCCATAGGTACACGACCACGCAAGTCTGGAACACGGAAGTGAGTAGTACCTGCTCCACCAGAACCATTGGTTAATGCACCATAATTAGTTCCAATTACATTAGCAAGAGTAGGATAGGAACTTACAAGTTTTTCTGTACCATCACACAATAACCAGCCAGTAGGTGCAGTGTCAGTAACCCACATGTTTACAGCACCAACTGGAGTGTTATTAGTAAACTGTGTTTGAATTGCAGAAGTTACTCCATCAAGATAACCAATTTCAGTAGAGGTAACTGTACCAATTGAAGTGGTAGATGGAAGAACTACTGTTCCAGTAAATGTTGGATCAGCACTAGGAGCTTTAGTATTTAATTGTGTCTGAACAGCAGAGGTAACGCCATCAACATAATTAAGTTCTGTTGTAGTAAGTGTTGCTCCATCTAAAATATTTAGTTCTGTTGATGTAGCAGTAAGATTAACATTTTCATTAATTTTTGGTGTAGTTAAAGTTTTGTTAGTAAGAGTTTGTGCTTTAGCTGTACCAACTACGTTGCCTTCAGCAGACCCAATACCATGAACTAAGTCTGAATCATCAAGATGATCATGTACAAACTGTAAGTCAGAACCAACAATCATATGACGAACTGCGTTACCATTTGTATGTGGATATGCAGTAGCACCAGTTTCAATAGCTCTTTGAATTCTAATTGTAGGTGCAGTTAGAGTGCCATCTGCAACTACAAGTACAGCTTCTTCACTTGCAGTATCTGGACTAAGAACAAGAACATATGGTGGACTAGGTAAACCTGTAACATTATTAAGAGTAAGTTGTGTAGCGGTATTAGTTATATCACCACTTAATGTTTTAGGTTCTGCAATAGATGTGTAATTACGGGACATGATTTACCTATCGTGTGAAGTGGATTCTAGTTGGGTTACGATCAGTTAACTTTCGGCTTTCTTCAGCAAGCCTCTTGTCATATAGTGCAAGCAAATACTTAGCAGTATTAGTACCAGCACCATAAGAACGACCAGCAATTTGTGACTGTTGATCTGATTCAGCAGAGCCAAAGGTTAGACGACCTGGATCTACAAATGAAGCTAGTCTTGCTGCAGCACCAAGAACAATTACATCCTTAGAAGACACAGGTAAACCAGTAACGATTTCAAACTCATCATCATTAGTATCCATTACGGTTGGTGCGGATGTATAAAATATCTGTACAGTTCTTCCTGGTTCAACACCAGAGTAAAGACTAATACTGTTGCGAGAATTAAAAGCACTAGTGTTAGCCATAGAATCAACACGCCAACTACGAATAGGAAGCCATTCTTTAGATGGACCAGTAGTTTGAAAGGATACTCCAAGCACAGTTTCTGCTTCGTCAGGTAAAGCGTAAGTTGATTTAGCTGTTGAGTAAGAGAATGTATGGGTAGCAGTAGCATACAAGTCTGGATAAACTGCCTGAATCGTATCATTAATAGCTTCCTTAATGTCTACAGATGGGAAGGTAGGAGATACAATTACACGTGCACCGTTCTGATGTGTAGCAGCAGATGTGCCATTGTACCCACGACCATAAGGCGGAATACTAAGTACGCCAGAGTTACGATCATATGAGTCTACATAAATTAATTCATCATCAATCTGAATAACACCAGTAGAAATGTTAGTAGCAGAAGCAACAGTAATACTAGTTGCAGTTGCATTAACTGCAGCAGTAAGGTGTGTTTGACGATCTTGACGCAGGGTAAAGCCTGCTAACTTACGTGATACCTCATCAGTCATTTGACCAAACGTAGCCATTAGTTACCTTCCATTAGTTCATCACGAATTTTCATAAGAAGCTTTCCAAGTTTATTTGAACCCTTGCCATTAACTTGACCCCAGAAAGTATCTCCCCAGGTATTACCTTCAATTAATTCAACATCACCAGTGTCAATTAACTTCTTTTTTAGTTCTGGATTTTGTTGGAACTTTGCGCGAAGTGCAGTTTCCATTACTTCTTCACGTATTTGAGTCCAGTTCTTGCGAAGCGTTACAGTCCTACCAATTTTCTTTGCTTCTCCTGCTGTCTTAGCAGCAAGAATTTTTGCACGTTGAGCTGAATCAGTAGTCTTCATTGCTTGGAAAAAATGTTCAACGGTTGGATAAGTTTCTTGACCAACTTTAAAAGAAGACTCACTCATGTTAGAAAGAAAAGCATTCTCTCCTCTAAAAAAATTAATTGGTTTTAATTCACTTGCAGCTGATTTAACAGGTTCGGTTGTTTTTGCTGCACCTTTTGTAAATTGTTGCAAGTATTCTTCAATAGCTTGACGACCAGCTGGATTTAAATCACGAGTACCAATACCAGCAAACTCATCAAACTTAGGTGGCAAATCTGAATCTACAAACTTTTTACCATCCCACTTAAACCAAGACTTTTTAACTTGATCAAACACATAAACAGGTACTCCCTTATCTATACCCATTTGAGTAGCCCAACCAGTGCCACCGCTTACCTTGGTTCCATCAGGAAGAACTTTACCAACAGCAATAACTGCTTCTGAATCTTTAACTTGATAGTAATTGCGACGGAATAAATTTTGATAGTCTGCATTAATTGGTCTACCTAAACCTTCTGCAGCTTTTTCAATAAATTTATCTGCTGCTTTAAGTTGTTCTTCAGTTAACTCATTACGTGTTTCCATCGTTGGTCTAGTACCAGAAACTCTGTGACCCTTAAAGCTGTGACCAATTGTTTTAATACCCATAGAGTCAGCAACTTCTGCCCATGCAGTATCAGCACCAGTAGCCATGCCAGAGTGTACGGTAATATCTGAAGCATTAGCTGCTGGTTCTAGCTTAGTTGCAGGTACACGTTTTTCTAGCTTTTTAATTTGCTCGCCTTTAATTCTGGCTGATTCAACAATTAATTTACGCTGTTGTTGAACTGAAAGTTCTTTGCCATTTGGCATTATTTTTGGTTCTTTAATGTCTGTGTATTCAACACGTAAATCATCAATTTCTTTTTGAAGTTTATCTATTTCTTTTTTAGCACCAGCAAGTTCAGGTGTTGCCTTAGGTTGTTCTGGTTTAATTGGAGACCTAGCAATTGCTTCACGTGCTTGCTTAGTTTCTTGATTAAAGATTTCTTCCTGAGTGCGCTTTAAGTCAGAACGTAATCCAGAAAGAATATCTGGATCTGTTTCATTATCTATCATGCGTGTAATAGATTTTTCATCAGACTTTAATTCAGTTAACGTAGAACGTGCAGGACTGTCTGGTGCTTTGCCAGGCTTACCTGCTGGTCGAACTGCTTCGTAGTTACGTGGACTAGCCCAGTCGCGTGTTGTTGCTCCAGTTTTTTTATCTGTCTTAAAAAATGGAATATAGCGTTCAACATAATCTATAGCTTTTGGATCAGTTGGATCATCAATATATCTTTGAAGTCTAACTGATGTTCTATCAAGCTTTGCTACTTCAGATTTAATTCTGTCAACTATGTTTGTTGATACGCCATTCTTTTTAAGATCTTCTATGTCTTTATAGATTTCTCTACGTATCTCTGGATCTTTTTCTTTTTGAGCAAGACGGCGTAAAGTTCCAACAACTTTACCTACTTGATCTCTTCCAACTTCTTCACCAGAAAGAGTAAGCATTTCTTCTAAGATATTTTTATCTGAAGTAATATCATCTAATTCAGCTTGAACAGATGAACGCTTAACTGGTTCGCGTGGTGTCTTAGTGTTAAGTTCATCAACTTGTTGTGCAGTTTTAATTTCTTCTGGAGTACCACGATTTAAGTCACGTTTAACTTTAGCGTCAGCTGCTCGCTCACTGTTGGGTACAGCTTTACCTGACTTGTCAACAGATGGTATATCATTTTTATTTGTAAGAATACTAATCTCTTCAGGATCAAGATCACGTTCTAAAAACTTAGCAGGACCTTGCGATGCCTGATACTCAGCAAGATCATCTGCTGTTGCGCCAGGACCAAGGGTTATGTTTGGCTCAAGAGTTCGTGCATCTTCAGCAGTAGTGACAGCAGGGTTGTATTCAACTGGCTTACCACGTCTAGCTAACTCAGCTTCAATTTCTAATTTAGTTTTACCAGCTGCTTTAGCTACAACAGGCAATGAATCAGTAGCAGCATTTACAACTATGGTTTCTGCTAATACAGTTCTTAAAGCTTTAGTTCCTAGTTGAGCTATCTTTGCAGGTGGAATCAAAAATGTGGCTGCAGTTATACCTACGTTAAGGGCATCGCCCCAAGTGCCTTCGCCATCCATAATTTTTTTAATTGACTTAGCACCAAATAAAAAGTCAGCAACTTCCCATGCCACTGAATCATTATCTTTTTCTACAATGTTAGTACCACGGTACTGATCTATTGGTGGTGCTATTGGGTTAGCCATTTATTTTTTCTTTCGAGTAACTGCCATGTTGTCAATTAAATTTGGATAAGGTCGTCCAGCTTTTTTAGCACGAGCTTTAGCTGCAGCCTTTTGAGCTGGTGTTAATGCTTTAGATTTCTTTTTAGGATTTGGTATATCCCATACTTTTTTCTTTACCATTTAACTTTGTCCGCCCAATATGCTGCGCTCATTTTGCCTTTAGCGATATTTTTGGCGTGACGGGCTTTAAACGAAGCCTGTCTTGCGGTAGGTTGTCTATCACCCGTCACACCTTGTTGACCAAAGCGGATAGTCTTAACCTGTGTACCTTCTTTAGCCACAACAACGTGTGACTTTGTTGGATGTCCAGGTGTACGCTTCGGCTTGTTGTAGCCAGAAACACCTGCACGTGCTAGTCGTGGGTCCTTCTTGACTGCCATAATTAACGACCTCTTGGAGCCTTTGGCTTTGCTGTTTTTGACATGGGTTTCTTTTCCATAGGTCCTAAATTCTTACCGCCACCAGCACGTTGCGCCTGACGGGCTCTTGCAACCTCTGATGTTTTAGCACCAAACTTTTCTCCTCTAGCGTTAGTAAAAGTTTTTGACTGAGACTTTCCTTCAGCCTTCATTCCCTTTACTTCAGCCTTTGAAACAATGTTTTTGTAATACTTGTTTACACGTACATTTTCACGTGCGTTTTCATTTCCAACCTGTACAGCAGTTTTGCTGCCACGTGACTTTGTTGTTGCCATCTTTGCTACTGGCTTCTTAGCACCAGTCATTTTCTTCATTGCCATGTTACTTACCCTTCTTGGTTGACTTAGGCATAGCAGGAACTGCTGGTACCTTCGGCATGTTGTAATTTACTTTGTCAATACCTTTGTATGATCCTGGCATTGTAGGAACTTCGTGATTATAGTTAACGTGATTACATCCACATGAAGCACACATGGTTATCTCCTTTATAAAGCAGAACCGAATGCGTGTCCTGTTTTGTTACTTACATCTACTGCCTTCCGAATCTGTGCAGTAGAAGTTCCGTCTGGTTGTATACCCTGAGCACGAGCGTCACGGTAAGCTTTAAGTTCGTTGTTCCATTTTTTGTTGGTCCAACCATTGTTAACTAGCTCGCCATTAGCGTCACCAGTTGACATCTGTATGTTTGATGCTCGTAAGCAATCACCCCAAGACTCGTGATCTTGAGTAGGACAGCCAGTTCTACAAGCCATTCTTGTAATCCTTTACAGTCTGAGTCATAATAAACTCATAGTTTTTTATTAATCTTTCATCAGTAGGATTAAGATCAACTGCTTTACGTGCGTACTTTTTAGCAGAACCCTTCTTGTCTAGGTTCCAACATGCAATAGAAAGCAAGTCATACATACGCCAAGGCATTGACTGATCAGCAATGTAATGCTTATTGCCTTGAGATTTAATACTGTTAACAACCATTGCTGCTTGATAGCAGTGATTCCACATCTTACGTTCATAATAATAAAACGCTAAGGGAAACCAAGCTTCTAAATCATTTGGTGCTTCTTCAACACCACGTTGTAGCCAGTGCAAACCTTCTAGGTCATTACCTAAGTTGCAGTATGCTTGACCAATACCACGCCAAGTCTGAGCACGTTCAATGTTCCAACCAGATACATGTTCTAGTTTTTTACCAACTGTTATTAGTTCTTCCCACATACCCTTGAAGTAATACTCACGAGCTAAGTAAACAATCATTCGATGATCTGTAGGATCTTCTTGATGTCCTAGTTCTAGTAGTGGTAGATAGCTACTACGTGGCTTACTGTTATCTGGACTATGAGTAATCAGTGACTCTATTACAATAAGTTTATCTAAACTTTTATCAATAGGTTCTATAACTTCATGGCACGGATACTTCCATCTATAGCCATGTCTAGAATGAATACGAGTGTTACTAGCCCAGACGTTGCCCGTGTCACACATAACCCAAGCTCTATCAGTATCAGGCTGCCAAGCCTGTCGTATCTTGTCAAAGAAATCTGGATCGGGAATCTCGTCCATATCTAAAACAACACATACATCTACATCAGATGGTACTAAATCTAGTGCCATATTTCGTGCGATATCAAACCTAAAGTCTGTTAGCGTGGCTCTGTGGGCTTCTATGGGGTACTTCTGAAGCAAGTCATAGGTGTTATCTTCTGACCCAGTATCTAAAACTACCCTAACATCTGCACCCTTGGTAGCACCTACCCATTGTTTAATATGTTTAGATTCATTCTTAGCTATAGCATAAGCTGCAATTTTAACCATGCTATAATCCTAGCATACTATGGTCGTAGGCTAGACTTATTAATAGCTACACCCTTACAGCAGTCTGCGTATGATTCACAGTTCTGAGTTGGACATCCTGTACGACAAGCCATTATGGAAGTTCCTTTGCTCCAAAGGCATTAACATTAATAACCTTTGTTCCATTAGATAAACTAACCATTACATTAAGATTTAAAGTTACTTCAATCTCTTCACTGTCTAGTGGATTAATTACTGTTACTGTTACTTCCATTTTAATTCCTTAAGTTTTGATGATGTAGTTCATTACCATTGTTGGTTGCATATTATCAGTTGCTGTATTAGCAAAGCCACCATTACCAGATGCTCCAGTAAAGTTTGGAACATTGATATTATGTTGATGCCGTGATTGTGCTCCACCAGTGTTAAATGTATATGTGTAAGCATTGTAAGCAGGACGAGATGCTCCAGCAACACCACCCCAACCACTAGCGTTACCAGAAGTTTCACTGTTGTAAGCGTAGTGAGTATGATCTGGAGAGTCATCACCAGATGTAAAGGCAGCATGGTCATGGTCAATAGCATGTGTGTGCGTTGGTAAGTTAGCAGAAGATAATGTTACATATTGTGAACCAACTACAGTACCAGCAGTATTAGCAATATCTAAACGACCAGCATCTGTGCCACCCATATTATCAATACCAGCAATAACACGACCACGTAAATCAGGAAGATTAAAAGTAGTAGAGTTATCGCCTACACCATAAGTAGTTCCAATGGCAGTAAACAATGTTGCATATGTAGTTCTAGAAACCGCTTGACCAGAACAAAGCAACCAACCAGTAGGTGCTGATGCCCCAGCAAATGGAGTAACAATACCAGCAGGGGAAGAAGCGTCAGCTCCAGTAGGACCTGTAGGTCCTGTTGCACCAGTAGAACCAGTTGGACCAGTAGGTCCTGTATCTCCAGTAAGACCAGTAGGACCAGTTGCTCCAGTATTACCAGTAGCACCCGTAGGACCTGTAGGTCCTGTCAGTCCTATAGGTCCTGTAGGACCAACAACAGTTGAATCAGCACCAGTAGGACCTGTGGGTCCCGTAGATCCTGTAGGTCCTATCGGACCAGTAGCTCCAGTAGGACCTTGTACCGTACTGTCTGCACCTGTAGAGCCAGTAGGACCTGTAGGTCCAGTCGGACCAGTTACTCCTATTGGACCAGTAGGTCCTGTATCTCCAGTAAGACCAGTAGGACCTGTTGGTCCTATCGGTCCTGTTATACCTTGTTCTCCTTGGATACCTTGAATACCCTGTGAGCCTGTAGGTCCTGTTGTACCTGTGGGTCCTGTGACCCCTTGAATACCCTGGTTACCTTGCGGTCCCGTAGGACCTGTCGCACCTGTCGGTCCCGTTGGTCCCGTACTACCCGTAGCCCCTGTGGGACCAGTACTACCTGTTGATCCTTGTGGACCAGTTGGTCCTGTTGAGCCTGTAGCACCAGTGCTACCAGTAGGACCCGTAATGCCTTGGATTCCTTGAATGCCTTGGGAACCTGTAGAACCAGTAGGTCCAGTTGGACCAGTGATACCTTGTACACCTTGAGGACCTTGAGCGTTATCAACAATAACAACAGTTTCCTGTAAAACTTCTTCACCAAGGATAATGTCCGTAACTGTCTCTTCAATAGTAACAGTAGTAGCGGTAACTTCTTCTTCAATAATGACTGTGTAGTCTGGCATTACTGCGTCACCTCTGCTGTTACAATAAAGCGACCCTCCAAGATTCGTGTAACTTCATTACCAGAAGAAGTAAGTTCAATGTCATATACCCAACGACCAGCAGGTACATCAGACATGGTTGCAGCAGAAACTGTTACAGATACATGACCAACAGATGTCATAGTTGCAGAAGTAATGTTAAGTAAAGTTGCAGTTGCGGAAGCAGAACGACGAACTTGCATAGCAAAAGTGTAGCCAGTTAAATTCCAAGGAGTACCATCAGTCTCAACACGAAAGTTTAGATTAAAGGTAGCACCTTGCTCAGCTACAATATTGTACTTACCACTCATAGTTCATCCTTAAGATGTAATGTAATGTGCTCATCTAAACGCTTTTCAATTCGATCTACTGTGCGAGCAATGTCTGGAAGGCTGCGACCACCATTGGCAGTTGGTTGAATAGGATAGGTCTGGTCTTTAATATAATTTTTAATTGGAGTTACTATAAATAACTTACCCAGTACGGTCAGGATACCTATACTTAACGACACAACTGTCAATGATTCTAGAAGTGTCATAGTTCAAAGACCTCGTAGCCAACCGACTCAAGAGCATCTTTCTCTTCTTCAGTAACCACATACTCATGTCCTCCAAGATAAACTAGATCAGCATCAATAAGATCATCCTGTGAAACAAATCTATCTTCATAGAATTCACCATCAACACGGTAAACAGTTACACCTTGCTTGCGTGTGTAACGAGCAAATAGCCAGTTACCACCCATAGGTCCTTCGTTAACCACTGGTGGTACAAATAGGTAAGACATTTAATCCCTTTCAGTACCTAGCAACACCCCCACCTTGTGGGTGGGGATGAAGCTAGCCACTAACTAAGCAATGCTAGAAGCAGACTCGATACGGTACAACGCTTCGTTACGGTAGATAGCGTGTCCTAGAACACCGTACCAACCGATTGGACGCTGACGCATCAAACGATCTACGACTGGACCAACAACCACGTGTGGTTCTTCGGCAACAGCCTCAGCAAGTGCTTGCTGTCCACATAGGAACGTACGGTAAACAGGAATGCTTGAAGCACCGCTGTTTGTCTTACGTAGACGTGGAGATTCGATGAAGTATGCACCTTCAAACTGACCAATTTCGCCAGCCCAGATAGCATCGTTGCTCTGGTACTCATGTGGGTTACGCCATGAAGCAGCACCAGTTTCAGCACGAAGATCGTGAGATACTTCTGGGTGAATACCACACCAGTATAGTGATCCCTTACGACCATTAGCCTTGTTGGAACGAAGCTTTGCAACAGCGTAACGGATGTCAGCAGCAGATAGTGTGTCATCTGAAGTGATACCTGAAGTTGTTGTTGCAGTGGTTGTTCCACCAGTTGCGTAAAGTACGTTAGTACCTGTTAGCAATGCATCCTGTGCTAGTTCATCGATAGAATCAGCCATGTTGAATGCAATGATGTTAGCAACAGCAGGATCTACGTCAGCTAGTGACAATAGACCAAGCTTCTTGCTAACTAGGGTAGCGTTACCATACTCGTTTAGAGTGATGGTTACTACATCTGGAGTAGACAGAGCAACTGCTTCTGGATCTACTTCTTCAGATAGAACGCTCTTAGCGACTGCCATGTCGTTGTAGATCTGTAGAGCTACAGACGAACCTGGCATAGCCTGACGAGCAGGCTTCTTGTCTGCTACTGAACGTAGCAATGGGGTGGAGCGTAGTTCAAATTCAACAAGACGATCGTACGCCTTCTGAACTAGACCAGCACCGTTTGATGGTGTGAATGTTCCTACGTTGGAGTTGCTTGAGTAAGCACCACCACCGAGACCGCCATTAGTTGCAGCGGTACCACCCGATAAGCCTGTTACAGCCATGATTATTCCTTAGGGGTTGTGTGATTGATTACGAATCTGCGCCGTAAATCATTTCCATTAATTCTTCGGCACTCTGAGCATTGTTA